CGCTGTTTTTTTTTACTTTACGATATTTTAATAATCGGCGCGGTGATAAGTTTTGTTTCACCTGACTCTTTGTTTGCCAAAGGATAACCGCCTGAAGAAACAAGTTGAGCAATAAAGTAATCAGGTGTTTCAGATTCGTAAATCTTTTTGAACAATTCAAGATAGCCATTTATTTTTTCAACTGTTTTTTCATACTTACTCATTTCTTTTGTAAGTATGTATTGTGGCTCACCAACAATCTCTTTAAGAACTGTCGCCAACTTTCCAAGGTTGGCTTGTTTTCCGTGAAGAGCTGCTTCAACTGAAATTGTATCGCCACCCGATCTGATGTTAACTTTCATATAGTCAGAGAAGTCTTTCTGATACTGTTCATTTACAGGAATATAGAATGCAGCTGATACGCCTTGTTCACCCTTATCATTTGAGAACGGCTCAAACTTGAAGTCAGATGTAATATGTCCAACAAGGTCAGGAGTGTTACAAACTTTCTTGAATGATACAAAAGTATTTTCTGGGTTTGCTTCTCCATAATACCAAACAGCTGTTGCAGCGTTTTCACCGAACACATCTTTGTTTATAGAAGTTGTTGTTGCAAGCAACTCAGCGTGAACTTCATTATTACCTTTTTTCAAAGAAAGACCTAATACTTTACCTTCAGCTAACCCTTTATCGCAAACAGCAGAGTATTCTTCAACTGTTTTTGCAGACAAGCAAGCATTGATGTATTCTCTTGCTGTTTGTTCTGGGTTGTCTCCAAACACAAGCAAAATGTCTGCCTTGTTTACTCTGTCTTTTGGCTTGCCAAAAAGTGATCTTGAGAAGAAGTCATTTACTTCAGTATCAATACCTGAATGAAGGCCGCGAGCAAAAGCTGTAGGTGCGCCTTGTAATTTATGGCCTTCAGTGTACAATTCTTGAATCTTTTTAGAGCCTGTTTTTGCAATTGCGATAAAGAAGCTCAACCAAGTCTTTGATGAAGCATAACCTTTTTGAGTAAGTGTTGATGAAATATCTGCCTTAAATCTTTCAAAATCAGAATTGCATTCTTCCCAGTTGATACGGTTTTTGAAGTCTTCAGCGAATAAGGTCCCAACATAATCAGAGTCTTTCTGCAAAGGATTTAACCAATACTTTTCAAAAAGATAGGCCTGAATTGCTTCTTGGAAATCTGTTTTTAAGGTTATATCTTGAGAACCTATGCCTTGTGTTTCTCTTGGCTTTTCAATATATTTTGCATCAATAACTTGCTTACGGATTTCAACTTCAAGTTTTTCCATAAACTCTTTATTGTCTTCTGTATTGAGAAGCTCATCAGTAGGTTCAATTACAACTTCAATTCTTTCGCCGCCAGTTTTTATTTTTGATACTTTGAGAGGGACGCCATTCTTAATACGATTTTTCAATTCAGGAATGTATTTTGGCTTATCTTTCCAATAAGCTTCATAACTTAAGCATTGAATACCTGTACTTTCGCCTTCATTCAACACATCCCAATCAGTTCCCTTAAATTGAAAACGCCAATCTTTGCTTTCTTTTAAGCCTGTTTCAGCGAAGTGATATACAGAGTCAAATGCTTCAAAGTCTTCTTCAAATTCTTTAATTGTGAATCCCCACCAATCTTTTCTGCTTGTAAGTTTTTTACCACTTATAAAAATATGATATGCATAATTTATATTTTCTTGTAGATTAACACAATCACCTAAAGCAATCGTGCAATGGAAATCAGAGCCATCAATAAATACAATTGCTTCTTTATTTCTTGTGCGATTTAATTTAGCTACTGTATGGTGTCTTTCAGCAAACTCTATTATCATTTCAAGAGCGTCTTCTGTGTCGTCTACACTCCAACCTGATGAATAATAACTTTCTTTTAATTTATCTTGTGGGTGTTCCCAACCTGCCATAATATCTGGATCACGGTTTGCAGAAGAGAATTCTGAACGGTCAACAATCTTTACGATATTTCCATCAGCGTCTGACATTGCAACGCCTTCCATATTTGCATCAATAATGCCGCGGCTTCTTGACTTATAGAATGTTGAATAATCTTGGTTTGAAGTTTTGAAGCCTTCCCACATCATCATCTTGATTTCAGCTGCAGTGTTCAATACTTCAACAAGATGTACGATTGTTTCTCTACTGTAATTGATAATTTCTTTGATTTCAGCAACATCACCTGCCCATTTATCAATTGCGCTCATCTTACCTTTGGCAGTTTTCATTGTTGTGAATTTCTTTTGGAATTCTTTTGTCTGCTTTTCAGCAATGTATTCTTTAAGGTCATTGATAACTGTTTCGCAGTTAAGTTGTGTTTCTTTTTTATCTGCAAGAGAAGCATTTTCAAATGTATTCCAATAACCCATAAAGACTTCATTGTTTACCAAATCTTTATAAGCAGGGTCAGCGCAAAGTTCATCAGCGCCTTTTACAAATGATTTGTAAAGAGCTTTAATTCTGTCAATGTCAAACTTGTCTTTGTTTACATTCAAAGCAGGGGACATAATATATGCCCAGCTTGGCCAAGGCACTTTATCTGTTTCAGGACGGAATGATTGAGTTTTACCGCCGTTGCCATCGTCCTTATAAACTGTATGGAATGCAATACCAAACTCAGCTCTTTTTACATCTTCATACCCAGGGTTATCTTCAGAGAAAGCATATACAATTTTATTTGGTTGGAATGTGATGTATTCCTTGCCTCTGATTTCTTCAACTTTTTTATCGTCTGTTGAGAACAAGCAGTCACCCTGCCAAGCTTCTCCTTCAGGAATAAGTTGAGCAAGTTGCAAACAATAAACAAGCTTTTCTGCCATTGAAGGTCTGTCGCTGTATTTTGACATAATCTCATCTTCTGTCGAGATTACGTTGTTTGCGTTTGCAACAAAAGACTTAAGACAAATTGAATTGTCTGGGTACCCAGGGAACTTGCTATAACAAATTACTGCGGGAGCACCGTCAATCTTTGTAGTTGTATTCATACCTACATCTTGTCCTGCAGATGTAGCCAAAAATTTTTCGATTTTATCTTTTACTTCAGCGATACCATCAGGTCCGAGAAGTACGAGGTCTTCAAAATGTGTCTGATGTGTATTAGCTCTTTTTACAAATGCTTCTCTGTATGTCATAATATAATTAGTCATCGTCGTCAATAAACACTTTATCTATCATAACAACTTGCTTACAAGAATGACATTGAACAAACTTACATCTGTAAAAGCCTTGCTTACCGTTATCGTTTAATGACAAGACTTTGTAGTCACATTCTTTTTTATTAGGAATAACTTGGGGTTGATTGCAGTTTGGACAAAACCACAATTTTTTAAGGATTTCAGCCAAAGACTTTTCTGTCTTTTCAACATTTCTTTGTGCTGTTTCTAATGCCTTTCTCTGATGCTTAAGGTCCCGTGATAACTTATTGTATTTATCCACAGGAGTTTCGGGAGCTTTCTTTTCACTCATTTGCAACTCCTTACTTATTTAGTTGACTAAATAATATGAGTAATATTTTCGAAGAAAAGCCTCACTTGTTTGAGGCAGTTTATAAAATGAATGAAGTTAAAATGACACAGCTTATTCCTGCAGCAATTAAACGTTTTAATCGCGGTGAAGAAGACTTTCTTACTTTTTTGAAGTCACAATTTTCAATTGCAGGTGACAGAGCCAACTTTGGTAAAGAAGGCTTAATAGACGATTGGCCTACAAACAATCGTAACATTCCTCAAGATCCTGTAAGTAAGTTTGTTTTCCTTACTGCAATTCGTCAAGGAAACCCGCAAGCAGTTTTGAACTTCTTCAAAAAATATCAAAAAGTTCTTAATTTACAAATCAATTTTGATGAAATTGAAGAATTTATCAGAAATATGAAGAACTAACTGAACTTTTACAATAATGTCTTTATATTATTATTGTAAATCAGGCAATAGGAGGCCAATATGACAAAGACAGTAACTGCAGAATGGAACTTCGACTTGGAAGAGGGCAAGAAACAGGGGATTGTTTTGGTTATCGGAAAAAACGCCGATGGTTCAAGAGGCATTGGATATGCTCTTTGGGATGAAGAAGACAATGCTTGGGAGTCAGACGTTACCCTTCAACCGATGCCTAATTTTACAGTAATAGCTTGGATGAAAGATACAAGCCTTCTTATCGACTTAGACTAAAAATTACAATTTCAAATACAAAAGCTCCTCAATAGAGGGGCTTTACTAATTTTTAAAGGTTGAAAATGGAAAAGTTATTATACGTTCACGGCTTAGGCGGAACAGGACACGGTGGTTCTGCAACAAACATTAGAAAAGCCTTAGACTCATTATACGATATTACAACAAACACATATGATTTGTTGCAACCTGCAGAAGCTTTTGAGCAAATCAAAAACGATGCAGAGAAAGCTGATATAATTATTGCTTCATCTTTAGGCGGCTTTTATGTTTCTGCACTTAACACAAATAAGATTTGTATTTTGCTCAATCCTTGCTTAAACCCTAAAGAAGCAATCCCACCTATCTTATATCCTGAACAAAGAGAAGTTTATAATGAAGAAAAGTGTTTCAAAGAGTGGGATGAAATTGCAGATAATTGGTCTGACTTTGACAATGAAACAAAGTCAAGTAAGATTGGTATATTCTCAGATAATGATGAATACTTTTCTTATAAAGATTTGTTTGATACTTTATTCAGAACTGGTTACGGAAAGAACTTATTTACAATTCACGGAACACACGAGATTGCAAAAGATATGCATCAACTTCAGGATGCAATATCACAAGCTTGGCAATATCTTGAAATAACTTGGAAAGGCTTTGACCCTGGGCATATGTATGAGTCAACTCGTTTGCAGGAAAGATTCATCAATATGTGGTTCAATTCTGATAACCCAAAACAGGAACGCTTAATCGCTGACAACATTAAAGATGTATGGGAATTGCTCGACAGAGCTTATGCTTATCTCCCAGGCGGTTTCTCAAACATAAATGATTTTATTGCAGACTGCGAAAAATCAAATGCTCTTATTAAATGCGTTAAACACGATGGAGAACTTGAAGCTTGTGCTGTTTATAATTTGAACAGAGGCGGAAGAAAGCTTTCATTGATTGGCGCACAAACAGTTTTTGATAAAGACACCAACTCTTGGAAAGCAACACCTGAAGGAAAAGAAGCTTTATATACAATTGCTCGAGAAGACATCGACCAAGGTGACAGAAACTTCTGGGGTGAAGTATCTGATGGTGCTGAAACTGTTTATTATGTAAAGACAAAGGCTGTCCCAGTTCCTCCTTCAGTTGTTGCTGCATTGATGCCAAATAAAGGCGTAAGAGACACAAAAGATAAATTACCTATAAGACATATGAAAAAAGTAGTAGGCAAACACTATGATACTGAAAGAGGAAAAGAAGTACCTGACTTTGAAGAATGGGACGAAGAAAACCGTTTCAATTCAGGCTATTATGAAAGACCTGTAGTTGCAGGACAATATCATAGGAAGGTTGCTGTGACATCACCTGAAAATCAAAATAAAGTACAAGACTTCCCAATTGAAAGATACCACAAAAGAGAATCAAAAATAAAAATGTTTGAAAAGATTCTTAATCACGGTAATAAATGTTTGCTTGTTCTTGACATCGATGATACAATTATTAAAGCAGACCCAAAAGTAATTGGCATTTGGAAGAAACTCCCTGATGGCTCAGAAGTTAGATTGAACACTGAAGAGTTTGCAAAAGATCCTGATGCTTCACTTTCAAAAGAAGAAAGAGCAGCAAAAGGCGTTTCATTTGATTATAGAGAATTCTGTGACCCAGAAAAAGTTGAAAAGTCAATTATGCAGGGTACTCCTATTATCAAAAATCTTCGTTTAATGGACGCACATCTTGCTGCAGGTTGGGACCTTGCTTTCTTGACAGCCCGTTCTCAAGAAGAAGTTATTTTCAGAACACTTCGTCAGTTCTTGAAGTTTAATGACCATGGTGAATTTAAGAATATAGACAATTACATTAAGAGAGATTGCTGTTCTGCAATCAACGATGCAGTTCATATTTACGAAGGCGCGACAGATGCTGAAAAGAAGGCAAATGTTTTGAAAAGACTTTGTAAGATATATGACGAAGTTGCATTTGTTGATGATGATATGAAGAATGTTGCTTACGCAAGATCTTTACATCTTCCAAACTTAAAAGTAATTGTTGCAAATAAATAGGAGTTAATATGATTAAACAAGAAGATGCACAGGAGTGTTTAGACACTTTACTTGATAAGCTTGAGGATGCGGGTATTTCGTGTCCAAGTCTTTCTATAAAAGTTGTTGACTTTGATTACACTGGAATGAAAGCAAAGTACAACATTTCAGAAAAAAGTATTTATGTTTGGAACAAAGTTGCTAAAGCAGACTTGCCTAAGTATGTTGCTCACGAATTGTGCCACGCATTTGAAAGAGCAAACGGCGTCCCAGTTATTACAGGCGGCGAACTTTCTGATATGTACGATGCAATCAACACAGACACATTGCGTCATAAGTTTATGCAGTTGATGAGTACATTCTCAATTCTTTCAAGAGTTTGGACCAGTTTTGAAGCTGCAGCAAGTTGTGTAGAAAAACTTGATACACTTATTGATGAACTTTACGATATTGCCAGTGATGGTGACTCGGACAACGAAGAGTTTGTTGAGAATGAAGATTTCTGCAAGCGCTTCATAACAAATTATGATGCAATTTATGACAGCGTATCTTATTACTCAGATGGCGGTCACAACGACGAGTTCCTTGATTGGAAAGATAAGTTGTCAGAGTTGTTTGGATTTGAAATTCCTACAGCAGAAAACTAAAAAGTGTTAATATAAAATTACGAAGTTCGATAAACGTTACTCTGGGTGAAAGTCCCAGCAACCTCACAGCAGTGATGCTACTCGAACGGCTTACAAAAATCAAATGTAGGTAGTGGGGCTGTAGTTTGAAATAATTAAAACTGGCGAGAACTTCTTACTTTTTTGTAAGATATACTAAATAAATACTACAGCAAAGTAAAATTGCTGTTAATATATTTTCATAAGGAATAAGAAAACAAATGATGTTATCAAGAGTTTACAAACAGGAACAAATTACTCGCAATAATCCAAATACAACTATTTGGACAAACATCATTAACCCTAGAGAATATGATTATGATTCGGGGCAGCCTAGTTAGGAGTGAAAAAGCTTTTTTACTAGGCAACCGATGAAAAAGGTTGCCTTTTTTGATTTTTGGGCAATTTTACAAAAAATCAAAAAAAAAATGAAAGTTTTTAAACTTTTGTTGAACAGTTTTTATATTATTATTGTAATTTGAAAACAAGTTACAAACATAGTTTGGGTCTTTCAGCTAAAAGGAAGGCCTGCGGTTAAGGCCTACAATGGAGAGCCGCAGAATACGAGTTCGAATCTCGTAAGATCCACGAACAAAAAATGGTTAATCTCTGTAAGTTTGACCGCCTTTCCCTACTATGCTAGCTTTGAGGGTTTTGGATTGACTTACAAATCTCATAAGGGAGTATAACGGAGGATTTCTTTCGGGGAAATCGATGTACGCTGGCGCTCCTGCCAGAAATATGAGGTTCGACTCCTCAACTTATGAATACTGACGGTGGACATTGTTGGATCCGTGAAGCTCGCAAGGCTGGAGTAACGGCAAGGTTCAAGTCCTTGGTTCACCTACAGTTTTTTGGCCCTGTAGATTAACAGGTTCAGATCGCTGCCCTTTCAAGGCGGAAATCCGAGTTCGAGTCTCGGCGGGGCTACTACTTGAGTTCTTTGACAATAAAGGGAAGGTAATTTTTCGGCGTGTATCCCCTCACTCTGATAAGGTGTTGAAAGGGTAGTTGGTTCAGGGTGGTTCAATTCCACCGACGCCGACTCGAAAGTTGAAGAAACCGATAATCGTCCACGACAATAGGACCTGACGATAGGAAACGACAATAGGGACTGACGATAGATAACGGCAACCTTCGCAGTATTCAACTTTCAATTTTATGGGGCGTTCGTCCATCGGTTAAGACTGCAGACTGTTAATCTGCGTAGGCAGGTTCGATTCCTGCACGCCCCGAAAGGTATAACCACATAAGCCTATGACCTGAAAATATGTGCGCTGGGGGGCGTATCTCCTGAGTTTACATCTAGTGAACAAAACAGGATGCGTAGAGATAACAAGTCTTTCGAATTCGCGGTCGAAAGCAACTCGTTATAGAGTTTACGAGAAGAACTTAGAGGAGCAGCAAGTCCCTTTTGAAGGGTTGGTCACCCACTTGCATTATCAGGATGTAGCTCAACTGGGAGAGCAAAGTTTTTACAACACGCCTTTTATGCTGTAGTCGCATAGCGGTTGATTGCGCCGGATTTGTAATCCGGAGGTGTAAAAGCCCACGGGAGTTCGAATCTCTCCTACAGCTAAATTTCTAGGTTTCGACCGCTGCCGTAGGGTGGCAGAGTTGGCCTAACCGAGGTAAAGTAGGATTGTTAGTTTAGCGCTGAACTTTCAAAACGAAATCCCGCTGAGAGACACTGACTGATTGGCAATCGCGAGCTGATTTGAGGATGCCTGATAAGAAAACCTTTTTATGGGGCTATGGTGGAGTTGGCTACCACGCCTGCCTGTCACGCAGGAGGTCGCGAGTTCGATGCTCGCTAGTCCCGCTACAAAAAATCGGACCCAGGAACTTGTAATGGGTTAAAAGGTAAGCTGTTTATGACAGTAAGCCGAAAGAGTGTGAGAGTGGCCTTGTGCAAGTAGGATAAGTGTAACACTTGGTAAAAGTTTTGCGGTTTCTTTTACGTTATGGTTCTTAGGACAAAAAGGTTGAGTCGCAACCCTTTCAAGGTTGAGGAGTGGGTTCGATCCCCGCAAGAACTACGAATCCATTACACGCTGAGGACGATGCCTGTAATGCAGCAAATAAATTATATTTGAACTACAACAGTATAATTTATTTAAGAGAAAGTCCAAAGTGCTGTGCTTCATTGCGAACGCAGTTTGTAAGTCGAAGCAAGTTAGCTCTTATAACAGTAGGCACCAAATTATAAAGCAAAAGTCCTATTGGGTTAACGAGAAGCACGGTTGGTAAATGCTTGTCGTGGGACGCTAGTCGATATTAAATGTTAATATTGATTAGCAGGAAGGTTCAATTCCTTCAAGCATTGTCATAGCGGGATAGAGCAGTTGGCAGCTTATCGGGCCCATAACCCGAAGGTCGGTGGTTCGAGTCCACCTCCCGCAATAAGACTTACATTTCATTTGGTGGTGTAGAGGAAAAAGGACGGGTTCCGCAATATGTAAGTCGAATAACTTGTTGGACCCTCGCCCGCATAGGTCGCGGGAGTATGCAGGTTCGAATCCTGCCACTGCCGTAAAGGAGAACACAATGACATATCATTAGGATATGTATAGAAAGTATCCTAAAAAACAAGACCACGGAACTCGTGGCGTTAATTGGTCATCCTCAACAGTTTTAGATTGGGGAAACGTTAGAAAAGGTATGCGATTGTCTTATAGGTGGCAATACCGACAGGCAAAGCATAAGTTCAAAATTGAATTAAAAAAGATTTCAATCGAAGCGTCTGACGAAGAGATTGAAGAATACTTTTTGAAAACAGAATTCAGACCACAAGCTATGTGGTGGGATTTCGATTAAAAGGAAGGCTGAGGCCCTGTCACAGGAATTGTCCTCAATACTTCTGACGGTCGTAAGAAAGCTCGAGATTTTTTACAATTGCAGTTTTATGCTTTTCAAGGGTAGAGGGCTCCCTCGCGCATTTAAGTCGCAAAAGAGGTTGGATCGCACCATACGCGGCGTTTGGAATTTTACACAAAATGGCAAACGATTTTTTCGGCCCTGTATCGACACTGCCTTCTAAGCAGTTATATCGTAATTGGAATGAAATTGCAGGTTCGAGTCCTGTCAGGGTCAAAGTCCGAGTGGGGACGAAAAATACCACTCACTCGAACAAGGAGTGAGTTCTAAATACCCGCCGGAAACATTCGTTTGCGTGAATATGAATGGGAGGGCCTATTGCGTTAGGTTATCCGTGCAACTCGGACAGCGAGCAAGTTTGAAGGCATAGAAGCAATGAGATTTGAGGTGAAGAGTCCACGCATTCCCAGAAATGGTGTATGTAAGTCTAAGGGATGGATAAGATAGCCTCACTTCCAGTCGGACCCAAGACCAGCTCGAAAATCCAAGTGAAGAGCACTGGCATTCCAGACCAGTGGAAGGGGAGTTCGTGGTTCCCCGTCTTGGGAAAAGTATGGTGTCGCCCAGCGTAGCCGCATCGGAGTTGAACATCGGCAACAACTTAAATGTTCAACATAACAGCTTGACGACGGCTTGTCAGTCGATTGACTGAACTCTACCAATATGTTGCTCAACACCTGTGCAGACAGGCCTGAAATAATGGTACCGAAGCACTGACGGTGGACAGAAGAATGGGATGGATTTTGAAAAGCTGTATGAGATCATATCAATAACTACAGTAGCCGACTCGGTCGGTATTCAGCCGTGCAACTTGTAAGTCACGGTGGAGAATTAAAGGGTTACGGGGTTGGTTAAGCAGTGTGTCCAGTCTGCTCAACACAACGGATTTGTGAAAAGTGTCAGAGACAATACCAATGCCCGTTAAACATTGTTGGCCTCTCAACAACGAGTTATGTCGGTTGAGAGGATTCTTGGTCCCATAGAACAACTGGTTCAGTTCGTGGCCCTCTCAAGGCTAAGATTCGGGTTCGAGCCCCGGTGGGACTACTATGTGGTGCACCGTTAAGAGCGGAACACAGAAGGTATGTGCCGACCTAGGTGGAGGCGATTGATGAAAATTCTAGTTGAATTAGGGTCACCGTTAAGAACAAAGGCAAACTTAAGTAGGAAAGCTGAATAAGCTGCGGGTTAAGTGGGGACTCCGCTTCCTGTTTGAACTACCAAGGCAAGGGTTGCGCCAAGTATGTCGGCCGAGGCAGAGGCGTACTCACCAGTAAAGGCGTTGAGGAGAAACGAAATCCTTGACAAAAAGCCAAGACCTTGAGAGCGGGTGTGTGCATTACGAGCACCCTTGAAGTTACTAGAGCATCGGGCAATTCGCGCCTATAGTCCAATGGATTAAGACACTCGGCTACGAACCGAAAGATTGGGGGTTCGAGTCCCTCTAGGCGCAAAGCAAAGTCAATTCCGGATAACGACAATGCTTTCAGAGTCAACGCGTTTATAAGTCGGTCTCTGGTAAAATTGGTAGCCCAATTGGTAAAGCAACGGCTGTGAAAGCCGGAAGATGTAGGTTCGAGCCCTACCCAATTTATAAAACAATATAAGTGCCTATAAACAATTTAGCGAGGTTGGCAGAATGTATAAGGGTATCATTATTGGAAAACCGAGCTGCATTGGTCATAATCGCGAAGGTTACGATTGAACTACTTGTTTAAGATCTGAAAGTGTTGTTGTTAATAACACGGCAGGCGCCTATAAGGTACAGGAGAATAGATCACCATTCCTTGAAATTATTTGGCATTTAATAAGTCCTGTGGCAAACTATATTGTTAATATTGATATTATGGATGGCCTTAGAAGAATAACAATTGCTGCTATGAAAGCAGCAGAAACTGAAAATGAAGTAAACTATGTTTTTAGTACATTTGGTTATACAAGTGTTGCTGAAAAAGCTTGGCTTTTAGAACAAGCGATGGGCGGTCAATGGTTTGACTTACCAAAAGATGATGAAGCAAGACTTCAAATGTTGAAAGCAGCTTTTCTTAAAGGTCAATGGCGTTATGCAGATAAACTTTCGCAATTGAAAAACATTGCAAAAGATTTATAATATAATAGGGGTGTGGTGTAATGGTAACACAGCGGTCTCCAAAACCGCTAGCTGTGGGTTCAAATCCTGCCGCCCCTGATAAAGAGTTTGGGCGTAGATAATGCTGAGGCGAACGGTGCACTCAAGTAGCCTCTATAACCCTCCCAGTTGGACTCGGGTGTCCTGCAGGTAAGCTCGGGGTGAAAGTCGGATAAGACGGACCGAATAAATCAAACTCTTTTTTACTTCCCCGTAGCCTAGTAGGTAGGGCAACGGTTTTTGGTACCGTTCGGACGTGTTCGAATCCTGTCGGGGAAAATACTTTTACTCCACCGTGGTGTAATTGGTAACACGGGAGATTCTGGTTCTTTTGTTCAGGGTTCGAGTCCTTGCGGTGGAAATATAAAATTGAACATTGTTATTGTGTTGGTGTAATGGAGAGCACGTCGCCCTTATACGGCGAAGATTCGGGTTCGAATCCCGAGCACAGCAGTTGGCGCAGTTTGTAAGTCGTCCCTTTGTTCAATTTCATTTTTGAATATTTCAGCAAAAGCTGTTAATATATTTTTACATAGTTGAAGATGGAGTTTAGCATTTTCAGAAAATGTAGTGGCCCAAAGAGGGTCTGACTGAGGGAAGTACATCCTCGGTGGTGCGACACCACATCCTGTGCGCAATATGTAAGTCGGCCTTCAACTAATTTTTGAAGTTTTCAGAAAGTGTTCTTACGTTTTCTGTTAATACACTAAATATAAAATAAAACGTTGCAAAGAATGTTCCTATTTTCTTCATCAGAATTAAGTTTACATTCCGCGACAAAATATGGGCTTATGGTATAATGGTTATTACACGGGCTTTGCAAGCCTGTAATCTGAGTTCAATTCTCAGTAGGTCCACTAAATAAACAATAAGGATATTTAAATGAATTTTACAAAGAGTGTGAAAATGACAGCAAAATCTTTCTCATTTATAAAGCTTTCTGGTTTGTGTGGAAGTGGTGTGTCATTAGGCTCTGCCCTCTTTGCAAAACATTTAAAAGGAGAGCTTGGGAAGAACAGTTGAAAGTAAAAGATAAAAACTGTTTTTAAGTCCCAAGCAACTCGAAAGAGTTGCTTTTTTGTTTTTACGGCGAATGGCGGAATTGGTAGACGCACGGCACTTAAAATGCTGGGTCCGTAAGGACGTATGGGTTCGAGTCCCATCTCGCCGACTTGCGAAGTATGCAAATGGTAAAGCAGCCCTCTGTTGTTCGCGAGAGTGAATGGCCTTGAAGGTTCGAGCCCTTCCTTCGCAATATATTTTCGGTTCGTGGCGGAACTGGTAGACGCGCAGCCTTGAGGTGGCTGTTCCCGTAAGGGAGTGTGGGTTCAAGTCCCACCGAGCCGACTGTACGGGTCGTATAACGGTTATTACCTCGGATTGTGGATCCGATGATGGGGGTTCAACTCCCCTCCCGCACCTACTATAGATTAGTGGTAAGCTCAGCAGATTGACTTATGCTAATTTATATGAGACAAAGATGCGATACTAAACAAGGTGGTTGGGATTGCACTATATGCAAACAAAACTTTAGAACAAGAAGAGATTTGGCTGCACATAGAAAAGAACATATTACTGAAAAGAGTAAATTTGTTGGCAATCATTATTATGAATGTTCTTGCAATTTTTGTGAAAGAAAGTTTACTTCAAAAGAGAGTAAAACTGTTCACGAAAGATACTGTAAGAACAACCCAAACAGAGATATAAAAAGAAGTCAAGAGTTGTCTGAATTGCAAAAACAAGCTCAGTCAAAGCCTGATGTTCGAAAGAAGCATTCTGATGCAATTTATTTTTCTAAAAACAAAGTTGAATATAAAGGGTTATTACTTGACTCTTTATGGGAAAAGAAGTTCTTAGAAAGATGTGATGAACTTCAGATAAAATATGAAAAATGCAAAAACCCTCTTATTTGGGTTGATGCAAATGGTAATAAGAAAAATTACTACCCAGACTTTTATCTGAAAGATTTTGACATTATTGTTGAAATTAAGTCACCTTTTGTAGAAAAATGTCAAAATAAAAATGGGAAAATTGATTATATTAAAAATCATTACCCAAACATAATTTGGCTTAATTCCCTTGAAGAAATTGAAAAGTTTTCCCTTAAAAATTAAACTTTCGAAAAGAACTTTTTATATTATTATTGTAATTTTGATTGAAGTTCAATCAAGATTGCAAATGGTTCCATCTGAAACCTTTCCAGAAAAGGTTAGGCGGTCGATAAACACCGAGCGAAAGTTTGTCAGTTTTTCGATAATCTTAAATCGGACCAAGTTTGGGTGGTTAATCAAACTAGGTATTGCGAAAAACCGAGTCATTAAGCTGATGTCCCAAGTACGACAAAGTAGGGTACTTCGATAGGTTGACGGACCGACCCGTGAATACAAAAACCGTAAGTCATCTGAGGTACCAAGATGGCGATTATTATGGGCCGGTAGCCTAATTGGTAAGGCGCCTGATTTGCACTCAGGTCTATCGGGTTCGAGTCCCGCCGTGTCCACTCTGAAACTTAAGGCGTATCTTAAAGACCTTCTGTTTCTTTAGATTGCGAGGTGCAAGGCTGGGTGGTGCTTCGGGTAAATCCACTATTATAAGGCCCGAGAAGGTACAACTCCTTCTAATCTAAATCTTTATGGCCGGTTTGCCAAGTGGTAAGGCGGCGGTCTGCAAAACCGCTATGCAGAGGTTCGATTCCTCTACTGGTCTGAGGTTGGCAGTCAAACCTTAAGACTCCGAAAAAGTTTGGATCATATTCCTTCAACTGAGCTGCTAGGCTTCCGCCCAGTTTTAGAAGCCGTTCTTTTATGCATCGTTAGTGTTAGCGGCTAGCACGTCGGTCCTCCAAACCGAAAGCGGGAGTTCGAATCTCCTACGGTGCTCTTGCTGAAAGTCTTATGACGAGTAGGGCAGTAGTCTTTTGAAGCCGTATGTCGACTATGTTGTATCAAAATATGGTCAAGATTATATACGACTTTATGAATAAGGAAGCGTTGAGCAGTTGGTAGCTCCCCTGACTTGAAATCAGGCGATTGCCGAAAGGCGTCATACAGGTTCGAATCCTGCCGCTTCCGCTTTACAGTGGCTTGCCCAACGTGGTCAAGGGAACGGTCTGAAAAACCGCCAATATGAGTTCGATTCTCATAGCCACTATAAAATCTTTGTTATAAGCTTGGACGAAGGCGTAACCCATACGTAAGTGAGTCTGAGGTGGCGGTTGGTTGGGGACCTACTGAAGTAAGCAAAGCGTTCAAAGATCGAAACTTGTTATAGTGTGAAAAGCTACGGAAAAAGAACCTATCCGCGCAGTGTGTAAGTCGAAACGGATGGCCTAAGGGGTAACGCGGCTTGTGCCTTATAAAAAAGAGCAGCCGACCACGGTCCTTAACTCAATTGGTTCAGAGTGCCTCTCTTACACGGAGGAAGTTCGGGGTTCGAGTCCCTGAGGGCCGACTAACTTGGGTCTCTAGCTTAGTAGATAGAGCCTTTATTACAAAGCAGTTTTTGTAAGCCTTTTATTGGATAAAAGGCACAGGTGCAACTCCTGTGGGGCCCGCTAAAAAAACATTAAAGGTTGTAAAATGAAAAAGAAACAGAGGGCATAACCTTCTATTCAGTCCATTGGAATTGAAGGTGCCCAGCAACAAATGGAAACACATTTCAATTCTTATGGACCGTTAGCTCAACCTGCGTAGAGCAATTGGTTTTTAACCAATAGGTTATGGGTTCGAATCCCATACGGTTCAAATACGGGCCACTAGCTCAACGGTAGAGCAACAGACTCTTAATCTGTGGGTTCTGGGTTCAAATCCCAGGTGGCTCAACTCAGTAAGTAGAGTTCTCGAGACAACGCTTACCACCCTTTTGGGCGTGTGGCACATCGGTCGTGCAACAGACTTTTAATCTGTGGGAATACTTTCCCTAGGTTGGTTCAACTCCAATCACGCTCACTAAAAATTACTGGGCGTGTGGCACAGAGGTTGTGCACCAAACTTTTAATTTGGCTTAGGTAGGTTCGAGTCCTATCACGCTCAAAGTCTATTGCTCTACCGAATACTAATTAAAGTATGGAAAATATTTTAATTTGTAGTTATTGTAGTAAGGAATGTAAGAACTTAAACTCGTTACGCAATCATGAAAGATTGTGTAAAGAAAACCCAAATAGGCAAACATCTAATCTAGGGTGTTTAACTAAAAAAGGGCATAATGGAAGCAATCAATTTACTAAAGCGAAAAAGCTTGGAAAGATTGTTGAAAGTAAGATTAAGGGAAGAGAAAGCCCTTTTAAGGGAAGGCAACATTCAGAGGATTCTAAAAAGAAAGCCTCTGATACAATGAAAAGAAAAATTGCCGATGGCTCTTTTATAGTTCCCTATAAAAGAAATCATTCAAGTAAAGTTTCTTTTCCAGAAAAATATTTTATGGAAGTCCTTAAAGAACTTCCTATAAGATATAATTATCAAGTTGGTTTATACCAACTAGATTTTGCTATACCTGAAAAAAAGGTATACATTGAGATTGATGGCGAACAACACTATGTTGATGCTAAAATTAAAAACCACGATAAAGAAAGAACTGAAAAGTTGGAATCTTTAGGTTGGAAATGCTTGCAAAGAGTTCGTTGGTCTGAATATAAAAAATTAAATGAAGACGACCAAAAAAAGTTTTGTGAGGCTTTAATTCAATTATTGATTAAGTAATTTTAGGAGAATATGAGTAGAAGCTATAAGAAAATTTGTTGTTCTGGTTGGGATGACAATAATAGTGGTAGACGTAAGTCTTTCAAAACACCTTTAATGCGTCAAGCAATAAATGCAAAAAGACGAAAAGGTATTAAACCACAAGGTGAAAGAAAATCAGTGACCTGGGATTGGGAGTTTCAAAGTATCCCAAACCTTCTTGAAGCACTGGATTCTTCTTCCAGAAGTTGTGACCACAACGAACGCACTTTGTATGAAGGCTATCGTATCTGGTTAAAAGACCACGGTAATGCCGAAGATACTAAAGAAAACAGACTTTTATTTGCAAAATTGCAAATGAGAAATTGGAAAAGAAAATAATAATCTGGGCCGTTGATAGCAGAATGGGATTGCAACAGACTCTTAATCTGTTCCTTCGGGAGACCGTGTTCGATTCACGGACGGCTCAAACTTTTGCTGAATTCGTATAATGGCTATTACACTGGCATGGTAAGCCAGTAAAAACAGTTCGAATCTGTCTGGGCTCACTTTTATGTCTCGGTAGTTTAAAGAACTTACCAACAGAAAACGCATTTTGTAAGTCGGTCCGTAATAGGAATGTTTGTAAAGTTCGTGGTAGCAACGTCCCTCGGAAAAAGGGAAGATGCGGGTTCGAGCCCCGTTCGAGACTCTAAAAATTATGTACCCGTCATATAGTGGTTATTATGCGGCCTTGCCAAGGCTGACACGGGGGTTCGACTCCCCTCGGGTGCTCTTCAAAAGGGCATAGTCAAAATGTTCCTAGTAAGCTTAGAGGCCGTTTGAGCGTTCATCACGGGACGCTGGCTGCTCAAGGTATTGCAAGTACTGCTCAAATGATTAGGACGAGACAAGGATTCCTTGCAAAGGGGATGAGGCAAACTTGCAGCCACTACTAACGAGGTGTAAACTGAGGAGCGTGAAGAATCAGATCTTGCATCTCTACTTTGCAACTTTTCGGGTCATTAGCTCATTTGGTCAGAGCAGGTGACTCATAATCACTTGGTGCGTGGTTCAAATCCACGATGGCCCATAGGAGGGCAAAATGAAACACGGGTACACAGCTTTCTGGGCAAAGAACAAAAAGACAGGCGAAGTTTACGGTCTTGATGTTCAGTATACTCCTGAAATGATTGCTCTCAACAAAAGATTTACTTATGTCATTCAAAATGACAGAGAAGATAACGCAAAAGACATAATAAACAGCGTTAAGTTTCAACTTGAGCATAAAAAATCAGAAGATGAAAAAATAGAAAATCTTGACATATACAAAGATTACTTAAAAACTGGAAGATTGTTTACAGCACAACTTCAAACTCGTGGTTTTCTTTCGTTTCTTTATGAACAAAAAACAAAGATGAGACCTTACCCTTTGTTTATTGAAGAAATCCCAGGTGATAAGTTGAAACAGGTTTGGTGGGGAGATTATGATTTCTTTGCAACAAAAGCAAAAGGTAAAAATGCGCCTTATAAGCTTGATGAAAAAATTGCAAAGTTTAATGATAAAAGACATTCAAAGTCACAGGACTTTATGTTAATATCAAATCGAATTAAAGAGTAAGGCAACCAAAAGTGTAGCTAACGAGTAGGTTGTCCGATATACAATCAGCATCGAAGTGAAGTCGACACCACGAACTTCACGGAGCCCTGATTGGGTGAAACAGCACAGAGATAGGCGACAAGAGCATTGGTGAAGCATCGGCCTACCTAAAGCTAAAGTAACAAAGTATCGTTAAAGGTTCCGGACGGTTAAGGCTGATTGTGCGTTACCTTAATTGTTGCAGGTGTTATTTACTCTTTATATATCGGAGATTGCCGCAATTGGTGAGACGGGGCTGACTCAAAATCAGCTACATTAGAAACGCTATGGGTTCGACTCCCATATCTCCGACTTGAGCAAAAGTTGTTCCTATACAGAGCTTAAAACGTCCTGCCGTTTGGCTTGTGGGTTCGAGTCCCACCTACCTGTTCTAGGTAGTGGCGGAATTGGGAAACGCGGGATGTCCCTCTACAACTCGCTCTTTATCGGTCATTGGCGCAATTGGCAGACGCGGGTGACTTAGGATCATCTTTTTATAGGTTCGAGTCCTATATGGCCGACTTTCTGTTAATATATCTTTATGGAATTGAATGAATTAAGTAAAGAAGTATTGAACAGCAATCTTTCTGATGAAGCAAAGATTGAAGTAATGAAAGCTTTGTTTGGTCAGAGAGAAGAAAAGTGGGTGCCTCCTTATCCAATTACATATCCTTATATTATTAAGGAAGTGCCTACGCGTCAAAATTGGTGGGATGAAATAACTTGTGGTGATGGTGATTGGTGGGATCAACAAAGATTAAACGGAATTGCTGATGTTGAGTCAATAATTCATCCAAGAGCCATTTATTGATTTTGGAGGAGTGGCCCAGTGGTTACGGCGGGGGATTGCTAATCCTCTGGTTGTCGTAAGACGCCGCGCGAGTTCGAATCTCGCCTCCTCCGATAGCCTGTGATGAGATGGTATCAAATTCAGGCGAAGGTTTAGTAGTACCTTATGGCAATTCAAAAAGCTTACTTGACGGTAGGGGACAACGTCATAAAAGAAGACTTAATGTTGGCAACACTTTGACAGCTGATAGTTTTACAGGGTTCTATCGTTACATCGCCTCAAGGCGCTATGGATAAGGTGCCGCAATTGTCCAATGAGGAACTTAATAGGATGTAGCAATCTTCAACTTGCTCGAGGAAATACCCTGTGTTATGCCGAGTTAGTATAACGGTTAGTACAAGCGGCTCATATCTGTTTGATAGGGGTTCGACTCCCTTACTCGGTAAATGGAAGGCTGAGATATGATAGTTACAGAAGAACAGTTGAATGAACTTTACAAAAGAGTAGATGTTGCTTGCAAACACTTTCCGCAACTTCGATATGGACAGGCAATGTTTAATGAGGCTTATTCTATGTGGCCTGAATTTGTAAACACAATTCGTGGTACTAATGACGACTGTTTCTATCAAGATGACAAAGTGAAAGCATTCCTTAGTCACTTCGAAGTTGCAAAGTAAACCCACCCCTTACAAGGAAAGGCAGGCGCAAGCTTGCCTTTTTATAAGTTCTTTGCATCAAGCCAATTGTGTAATTGTTGCGGATTCAAAAATCCAGATGTTCAGAAATTCCACTTAGAAAATTGGAAATGTCCACAATGTGGGCAAGAACATCAGAGAGATAAAAATGC